AGGTATTGCGCGCGGTGGAAGACAACCTTCTGGGCGAGGCGATGTCCTCCGTCCATGCGCTCGTCAGCCGCGAGTTCTTCGATAAGCTGATCTCGCACCCGAAGACCGAGGAGGCCTACAAGTTCTATGCCGCCACCGGGGCTCAGCCGCTGCGCGAGGATATGCGTCGCAATTTCCCCTTCGCGGGCATCGTGTTCGAGGAATACTCGGGCACCGTCACGCTTTCAACCAAAGCCAGCGAACGGCTGGTCCCGGCCAGCGAAGGCATCGCATTCCCGCTTGGCACGATGGATACCTTCACCACCTATGGCGGCCCGGCCAACCTGCTGGAGGCGGCCAATACCATGGGCCTGCCACTCTACGCCCGCCAGCATCTCGACGAGAAAGGCCGCTGGATCGATCTGATGACGGAGGCCTCGATCCTGCCGGTGAACAAGCGGCCGCGCATTGCGATTCGCCTGCACACCTCGAACTGATCGGTGCATCATGACTGTCTTCGCCGCCGCCATGGATCGGATCTTCGCCAACCCGTCCATGGCGGTGGCCGCATTGTGGATCTCGGGCACCACGTCGCAGGAATGCTCCATCCGGGTGATCCGCCGCGCCCCGGATCGTATCACCGAGTTCGGCGCTGCGCAGTTTGTCAGTGACACGATGGTGCTTGATGTACGCGTCTCCGACCTGCCTGATCCCCGCCCGGGCGATCTGATCGTGATCGGCACTGACAGCTTTACGATCCAGGGAGAGCCCTTGCGCGACAGCAACCGCCTGATCTGGACGTTGGACCTGCGGCCATCATGAAGCTGAAACTCGACATTGATCCGGACATTGTGGCGATGATGGCAGCGGAGGTCGCGGCTGGAGAGCGTGCGGTGACAGCCGCGATGCGCGAGGCTGGAACCGGGCTGAAATCCGACTGGCGAGGACAAATCACCGGTGCGGGGCTCGGACGGCGGCTTGCGAACTCGATCCGCAACCAGAACTTCCCGAGGTCGGGCGAAAGCCTCGACGCGGCCGCGCTGGTCTGGTCCAAGGCACCGGTGATCGTCGGCGCGCACGACACCGGCCCGCTGATCCGCTCGAAGGACGGGTTCTGGCTGGCAATCCCGACGCCCGCCGCAGGCAAATCCACGCGTGGTGGCCGGATCACCCCCGGCGAATGGGAAAGGCGGCGCGGGCTGCGTCTGCGGTTCGTCTATCGCCGAACGGGTCCGAGCTTGTTGGTGGCGGAGGGTCGGCTGAATACCAAGGGTCAGGCGGTGGTGTCCCGCTCGAAGACCGGACGCGGCAAGGTCACCGCGCCTATCTTTCTGTTGGTGCCGCAGGTCAAGCTGCCGAAGCGGCTGGATCTGGCGCGGGATGCCGAGCGGGCGCTCGACAGCGTGCCGGGGCTGATTGTGACAAACTGGGTGGAGGTGAGGCTTGGTTGAGCGCGTACCCACTGGACCAATCTGCCGAGATCTCGACGAGGCGCTTTATTCAGCGCCGATCCATTGCAATACAGCACTCGCTTCTCCCGAGCTATGAACGCGAAACTTCAATTCCCCGCGCGAAGTTTCTTCGGAAGTGGGAAAACGCTCTTTGGTTTCGCCCCGATCAATAAGTCCAGCATTCAAGGCAGGCTTTCGAAAATACCACAGAACCCACTTCTGATTAAGGACCGCTGAGTATAGCCAGTCGCCTTTCGCTTCGAAACGAAGTTCGCGTTCTATGTATCCATGTCCGGCCGGACGCACCGTGGTGCCGTCAAGGAATTGAGCATGGGCGAAAGCCAAATAGGCATCTCGGACAGCTCCGTCTACGGCTACTGCATCTCGTAGCTGTTCTTCCAATCGATGCGCGTCAAGCAGCATTCGTTTCCTTCCGCCAATTGGTTTTGCGTGGCCTTCATTAAACAAACCACCCTCTAAACAAACGTCAAGAGCGGAGTTGACCGACAGACCATGGCCAGTGTCCGAGAAACCATCCTCACCGCGCTGTACGCGCGGCTTTTGGCGTTGCCCGCAACCGCTTTGCGCGGCGACGTGCTCCCCGAACGCGTCCCGGCCGAGGGCCTGCTGATCCTGCGCGATGGTGAGCCGGGGGAGCCGGAGGTGACGCTGTCGCCGCTGCGCTACCACTACCGGCACCGTGCAGAGATCGAAGCGGTTGTGCAGGGCACCGACCGAGACTCCGCCTTCGACACGCTGTCCGCCAGCATCGGCACGGCGATTGCCGCCGACCGCACGCTGGGCGGCCTCTGTGACTGGGTCGAGGCGGAAGCAGCACGCCCGGTCGATCTGCCCATCGAGGGTGCTACCAGCCTGAAGGCAGCCGTGATCCCGGTGGTGCTGCACTATTCCACGGCCGATCCACTCGGCTGATCCCGACAACCCGAGGAGAACACGATGGCACGAGCCCAAGGGGCGCGAGCGCAGATGGCGCTTGCGTTCGAGACAAGTTATGGAACGCCGCCGGTGGGTGGCTTTACGAAAATGCCCTTCGCCAGCACATCGCTTGGCGCGGAGCAGCCGCTGCTGAATTCGGAACTTCTGGGCTATGGCCGCGATCCGCTGGCGCCGATCAAGGATGCGGTGACGGCCGATGGCGATGTCGTTGTGCCGCTCGACGCAGAAGCCTTCGGCTTCTGGATGAAGGCGGCTTTTGGTGACGCAACTACGACCGGCACCGGCCCCTGGACCCACGAGTTTCAGTCAGGAAACTGGACGCTGCCCAGCATGTCGATTGAGACCGGCATGCCAGAGGTGCCGCGATTTGCGATGTATTCTGGCTGTGTGCTCGATCAGATCAACTGGCAGATGCAGCGCTCTGGCCTGCTGACGGCGACGGCGCGGCTCGTGGCACAGGGCGAGACGGTGGGCACGACGACGAATGCAGGCACGCCAGCAGCGCTGGAGCTGAAGCGCTTCGGCCACTTCAACGGGGCGATCACCCGCAACGGCTCCGCCCTCGGCAATGTGGTCTCGGCCGACATCACCTATGCCAACAACCTCGACCGCATCGAGACCATCCGCTCGGACTGGCGCATCGACGGGGCGGATCCCTCCATCGCCGCGCTGACCGGCTCCATCGAAGTGCGCTTTGCCGACCAGACGCTGGTGACGCAGGCGATCAATGGCGATCCCTGCGAGCTCGAGTTCGCCTACGTCCTGCCCTCTGGCGAGAGCTTCACCTTCACGGTGCATGCCGTCTATCTGCCACGCCCCCGCATCGAGATTTCCGGCCCGCAGGGCGTGCAGGCCACCTTCGACTGGCAAGCCGCGCGTGACAGCGTGGTCGGTCGGATGTGCACCGCAACCCTGATCAATGACATCGAGGAATACTAGATGCTGACACTCGATCTGACGAACGCACCGCGCTGGCACGACCTTGCGCCTGGCGTGCGGGTGCAGCTGCGCCCGCTGACCACGGCGCTGATGGTGGCGACGCGCAGCGATCCCGTGGTGGAGACGCTGCCCGAAGGTGCCAGTGACGAAGACCGTGCCGTCGCGTTTGCCAAGGCGCTGGCACGGCGGGCGGTGCTCGCCTGGCAAGGCATCGGAGACGCTGAAGGCGATCCTATTGAGCCCAGCCCTGACGCCATCGACGCGCTGCTCGACATCTGGCCGATCTTCGAGGCCTTCCAGCTGACCTATGTTTCCAAAGGTTTGCTGCTGGAACAGGAAAAAAACGTCTCCGCGCTCTCGCCGAATGGTCCTTCGGCGGGGGCGAACGCTACTGTGAAGCCTGCGCACAAGCCTGCCCGGACTGCCCGGCGCGGCTGAACCAGCCGGACACCTTTGAGGGCTGGCAGGTCTGGGATCTGGTCGCTCGCCTCGGCGGGCAACTGCGTGTGCTGCCCGGCGCGGTGATCGGCTGGGATTTGAACGCGGCGCTCGCGCTCGGGGGCGCGCTTGACATCCCGCCCGTCGCAATGGCTGAACTGTTGCCGGTGATCGAGGCGGTGATGGTGCGCAAGCTGAACGCCGAAATGGCCGCAAACGGCGGTCCGGGTTCAGCCATTCGATCACCGCCGACGCAAGACGAGGACCCTCAAGGCTGCTCGGTACGATCACGGTAATCCGTCACGGACGCCCCGCGCGCGAGACCCTTCAGGCTATCACGTTTCGGGATCGGCACCAGAAGCACGCCGGTGCCCTTGGGAACGAAGGCAAAGGTCAGCCCGGCCTCCCAAGCGTGCGCGGTGCGGATCGCCTTGGGGATCGTTATCCGGAATTTCGAAGACAGAATGGTGGTTTTCGAAATGCTCATACATTCGGCTGAACGAGGAAATGGCCTCAGGCGGCAGTGAGGGGTGTGATATCTGAGACATCGACGGTGTCCCGCGCCCGCGCAAGGTCCCAGCCCCGCTGCAGGTTCATCCAGTATTCCGGCGTTGTGTCGAAGAAGGTCGCGAGCCGCATGGCCGTGTCCGCGGTCAGCGCCGTCTCGCCCTTCACCAGCCGTTCGATCCGGGTGCGCGGCACGTGCAGGCGCTTCGCCAACCCGATGGCGCTCAGATCGAGCGGCCTGAGGTAGAGCTCTTTCAGAACCTCGCCCGGATGCGATGGATTTGTCATCAATGTCATGTCGCGCCCTCTCAATGGTAGTCGGTGATCTCGACGTCGGCCGGTCCCTGTTCGGTCCACACAAAGCAGATGCGCCATTGGCCGTTTATGCGCACCGAATGCTGCCCGGCGCGGTCGCCCTTGAGCCCTTCGAGCTGGTTTCCCGGCGGAAACCGAAGATCCTCCAGGACCACGGCCGCATCGAGTGCAGACAACATTGCCCGCGTTCGCTTGACCAGATCGGCCGGGAAGCCCTTGCCGAACCGGTCCTTGACCGCGTTCGCCGCGCGCTTGCCCTTTGTGTTGACGATCATGAGGTATATGTATCACGACGTGATACGCGTTGCAAGGGTGGAGCCACCTCGCTCGTACCGCCAATCAACAATCAGGATATCTGACCATGGCCGAGAAACGTGTCAGCGTCCGTCTTGCTGCGGTCGGCGGAAGGCAGGTGCGCGCGGAACTGGAAGGCGTGGGCGAGGCCGGATCGCGCGGCTTCGGGCGGCTCAGCCGGGAGATGGAAGCGGCGAATGCCCGGATGGCGGCGTTCTCGCGCCGGGTGAAAGTGGCAACAGCGGCGGCCGTTGCCGCCGCGCTGGCAGCCGGTGTCGCCATGGTGCGCTCCGGCCTGCAGACCGTCGACGCGCAGGCCAAGCTGGCGCAATCGCTCGGCACCACCGTCGCCTCGATCCAGACCCTCGAGAGGGCGGGTGAACTCGCGGGCGTCTCCATCTCCGGCATTGAACAGGCGACAAAGGATCTGACGCGACGGCTCAGCCAGGCGGCCGCCGGAACCGGCCCAGCCGCTGATGCGCTGGACCGGCTCGGGCTCTCGGCCACTGAGCTGATCGCCCTGCCGCTCGACCAGCGTGTCGGCGCGATCAATGCGGCTATCGAGGGATTTGTGCCTGCCGCCGAGCGTGCGGCGGTGGCGGGCCAGCTTTTTGGCGAAGAAGGCTCCATCGCCATGAGCGGGATCGACACGGCCACGCTGCGCCAGGCGACAGAGGATGTTCTGGCTTTCGGTGTCGTCGTCTCAGAGCAGGACGCCGACCAGATCGAACGCACCAATGACGCGATTTCCCGCCTCGGGTTGATCTGGCGCGGGCTATCGAACCAGCTGGCGGTCGCTGCCGCACCTGCGCTGGAAGCCGTTGCTGACGCAATGGCGGCAATCGCGAGCCGCACCGGGCCGCTCGGGATCGCCATTCGGGGCCTGTTCGACAACATCGGCCGCCTCACCACCTACGCTGCGACCTTTGCGGGGTTTCTCGCAGGACGCTGGGTCGCCGCGATGGCCGCCGCCGCGCTCTCGGTGCGCGGGCTCGCCACGGCACTGGTCGTCGTGCGCGGAGCACTGATCCGCACCGGCATCGGCGCGCTGATCGTCGGCGCGGGTGAGTTGGTCTATCAGTTCACCAAACTGGTGTCCGGGGCCGGTGGCTTTGGCGCCGCCATGGGGCTGATGGGCGATGTCGCCAAGGCTGTCTGGGACGGCGTCACCGCCACTGCAGGATCGTTCGCCGATGATTTTCGGGCAATGGGCGCGGATATTGAGCGCATCTGGACCCGGTTGATGGCGTTCCTGTCGACCAAATGGGCAGAGTTTCTCGGGAAGATCGGCCCGACCTTCAATGCCGTGGCCGAGGAGATCGGTGTCGACAGCCGGATCGACTGGTTTGGCGCCATGTCCTATGCCTCGATGCTGGAACACGCCGCCAACAACGCCGGGCACAGGGCTGACCGTTACCGCGAGCGCGCCGCGGCAACCCGCGCCGGGGCGTTTGACGGGGTCGGCCCGGCTTTGCAGGCACTGGGCGACGCCATGTCGAGCGGAGACGATACCGGCAGTGATGCGCTGGATCAGGCCACCGCAGCGGCGGAGCGGTTCGAGGCGACGCTTGGAGATGCCGGGCGGGCGGCGACGGATGCTGGTGCCGCGGCCGGGACTGCGGCCGCAGCAGCCGAACCCGATACCGAAGCCGCCGTTTCGGGCTGGCAGGCGGTCACGACCGCGCTGTCGGACTATGCCAGCAAAGCGCGCGATATTGGCGGGGACATTGGCCAGAGCCTCGTCAGCGCGTTCCAGTCGGCCGAGAACGCCGTGGGCGAGTTCGTGAAGACCGGAAAGCTGAGGTTTGGCGATCTGGTGACCTCGCTGATTGCCGATCTGGCCAAGCTCGGCGCGCGCAAGTTCATCCTCGGGCCGATCGCCAACGCGCTCTCCGGCGCATTCGGGGGCGCAGGTGGCGCTGGCGGGATCTTCGCCAACATCCTGCATGCGGGCGGCATGGTCGGAGCGACCGGAACCTCACGGATGGTCCCGGCCATGGCGTTTGCAGCCGCCCCACGCATGCATACCGGCGGCGTTGCCGGACTGCGGCATGACGAGGTGCCCGCGATCCTGCAACGTGGCGAGCGGGTGCTGTCGCGGCGTGAAGCACAGAGCTACGGCGGCGGTGGGGTCAATGTCACCATCATGGCCCGCGACGCCGAGAGCTTCCGGCAATCGCGCACGCAGGTTGCGGCCGACATTGCCCGTGCGGTCTCGCTCGGACGGAGGGGCATGTGATGGCGTTTCATGAGGTCCGGTTTCCGGACAATATCAGCCGCGGTGCGCGGGGAGGACCGGAACGGCGTACCCAGATCGTCGAGCTGGCCTCGGGCGACGAGGAGCGCAACGCCAGCTGGGCCAATTCGCGCCGCCGCTACGATGTCGCCTACGGCATCCGCCGCGCTGACGATCTCGCGGCGGTCGTGGCATTTTTCGAGGCGCGCAACGGACGGCTGCATGGCTTTCGCTTCAAGGACTGGGGCGACCACAAGTCCTGCCTGCCCTCGGGCACGCCATCGCCGACTGATCAGGGGATCGGGACCGGTGACGGAACGACGGCGGCGTTCCAGCTTGTGAAACGCTACGCCTCAGGCGCGCAATCCTGGACGCGCGCCATCGCCAAGCCAGTGGTGGGAGCTGTGCGGATTGCGCTTGGCGGGGTGGAGCAGCCCTCCGGCTGGTCGGTCGATACGACCACTGGCCTCGTCACCTTTAGCACCGCGCCTGGCGCTGGCGTCGCGATCACCGCAGGCTTCGAATTTGACGTGCCGGTCCGCTTCGACAGCGACGCGCTCGATGTGACGCACGACATTGAGCGACTTGGCTCGATCACCTCTATTCCATTGCTGGAACTTCGCCGATGAAAAACATCACCCCCGACCTGCAGGCCCATCTCGACGAGGGCACGACGACGCTGTCCTGGTGCTGGCGGATTGCCCGCGCGGATGGCGTGAGTTTTGGATTCACCGATCATGACGTGACGCTGAGCTTCGACGGCACCACCTTCGAGCCGGAGAGCGGGCTGACGGCCTCCGAGGTCCGCTCGGGCTCGGACCTGTCGGTCGATGCGCAGGATGCCGAAGGTGTGCTGACCTCGGATCGGATTTCAGAGACCGATATTCTGGATGGCCGCTGGGACAATGCCGAGGTCGAGGTCTGGCGGGTGAACTGGGCCGAGACCGGCCAGCGCGTGCTGATGCGGCGGGGTGCCATCGGCCAGATCCGGCGCGGGCGGCTGGCCTTCGTGGCCGAGGTCCGCTCGCTGGCTCATGTCCTGGGCCAGACAGTCGGGCGGACGTTTCAGGCGACCTGCGACGCCGCGCTGGGCGACGCGCGTTGCGGCGTTGATCTGGAGGCACCGGCATTCAAGGGAACCGGGGCCGTCATCGATCTCCTGCGCGACCGCGCTTTCACCGCCTCGGGACTCGGTAGCTTCTCCTCCGGCTGGTTTACCTTCGGCACAATCGAATGGACCAGCGGGGGCAATGCCGGACGACTGGCCGAGATCGTCGCGCATGACGTGACCGACGGTATCGCCGTGCTGACGTTGCTCGAAGCTCCGGTGCGGTCCATTGTCGGAGGCGACGCCTTCATTGTCCGCGCGGGCTGCGACAAGCGCATGGAGACCTGCGGCGCGAAGTTCGCCAACATCGCCAACTTCCGAGGCTTCCCGCATATCCCCGGCCAGGACGCCGTGCTGCGCTACGCCACGAAGGATGGCGGGCACGAGGGTGGCGTGCTGTGAGCGCCGCCGACATAGTTGGAGCAGATCCGTCGCGCGTCATCGCTATCGCGCGATCCTGGCTGGGCACGCCGTATCACGATCAAGCCAGCCTCCGGGGCGTCGGTTGCGACTGCCTCGGCCTTGCGCGGGGCGTCTGGCGGGACGTCGTTGGCCCCGAACCGTTTCCGATCCCACCCTATAGCCGGGATTGGGGCGAGACCGGGCCGCGCGAGGTTCTGGCCGATGGCGCGCGACGCATGATGCCGGAGATCGCACCATCAGACGCGGGTCCCGGTGCGCTGGTCCTGTTCCGCATGACGCCGCGCGCCATCGCCAAACATGTTGGCATCCTGACCGGGCCCGACACGTTCCTCCACGCCTATGAGCGGCTCGGTGTGATCGAGGAGCCGCTCACCCCATCTTGGGCGCGCAAGCTCGACTTCGCTTTCATGTTTCCCCAACGCTGAGGTTTTGCGATGGCCACACTTGTTCTCGGTGCTGCAGGTGCTGCCATTGGCGGCAGTATTGGCGGCGCGATCCTCGGCGTCAGTGCCGCCACCATCGGCGGCTATATCGGCTCCACCATCGGGTCGGTCGTCGACAGTTGGATCGTCTCGTCGCTCGCGCCGACCCAGCGCATTGAAGGGGCGCGGATGGACAATCTGCGCATCACCTCAGCCACCGAAGGTGCGGTGATCCCGCGCCTCTATGGCCGGATGCGGATCGGCGGCAACATCATCTGGGCCACGGATTTTCGTGAGGAGACGAACACCACCACGCAGGGCGGCGGCAAGGGAGGCGGGGGTGGTGGCAAGGTCAAGACGACCGAGTATCTGTACTATGCGTCCTTCGCCGTTGCGCTCTGCGAAGGGCCGATCACCGGCGTCGGGCGCGTCTGGGCCGACGACAAGCCGATGGACATGTCCGGTGTGACCTGGCGCTGGTATCCCGGCATTGAGGCGCAATCGCCAGACCCGTTCATCGCCGTAAAGATGGGCGCTGGCAACGCGCCCGGCTATCGCGGCACCGCCTATGTCGTCTTCGAAGATCTGCCGCTTGGCAATTTCGGAAACCGTTTGCCGCAGCTTTCCTTCGAGGTGTTCCGTCCTCTGGCCGATCCCGACAGCGCCGAGGGTCTGACCCGCGCGGTCACCATGATCCCGGCCTCCGGCGAGTTTGCCTATGCCACGGGCGCAATCCGCAAGGGCGGCAGCGGGGCGACGCAGGCCGAGAACCTGAACGCCCGGGCCGATGTGCCCGACATGGTGGTGGCGCTGGATCGGCTGCAGGCGTCCGCGCCGAACATCGAAAGCATCAGCCTCGTGGTGTCCTGGTTTGGCGATGATCTGCGCGCGGGGCATTGCCGGATCCGGCCCAAGGTCGAACTGGCCGCCAAAAACACCACGCCAGCGGCATGGTCGGTGAATGGCGTGAGCCGCTCTGCCGCGCATCTGGTCAGTCGCGACGATCAGGATCGACCGAACTTTGGCGGCACGCCTGCGGATTTCACGGTGGTGCAAGCGATCCGGGAAATGAAAGCCCGAGGCCTGCGCGTCACCTTCTATCCGTTTCTGATGATGGATGTGCCGCACGGCAATACTCTGCCGACCCCGTATTCCGACAATGCCACCAAGACTGGCCAGCCTGCTTTCCCATGGCGAGGGCGGATCACCTGTTCTCCGGCGGCGGGCTATGTCGGATCGGTGGACAAGACCGCCACGGCGGCCGCGCAGGTCGCGGCGCTCTTTGGCAGCGCCAGCCCGTCAGACTTTGCCGTTTCCGGCGAGAACGTCAGATGGACCGGATCGCCCAGTGACTGGGGCCTGCGCCGCATGGTGCTGCACTATGCACATCTCTGCGCGGCGGCGGGCGGGGTCGATGCCTTCCTGATCGGCTCGGAGATGCGTGGGCTCACGACAATCCGTTCCGGAGCGAGCACTTATCCGGCGGTGCAGGCGTTACGCGACCTGGCGGCGGATGTGCGCGCGATCCTTGGGGCGTCGACGAAGATTGGCTATGCGGCCGACTGGTCGGAATATTTCGGGCACCAGCCGGGCGATGGCAGCGGCGACGTGTTCTTTCATCTCGATCCGCTCTGGGCCGATCCGGCGATCGATTTCATCGGCATCGACAATTACATGCCGCTGTCGGATTGGCGCGACGGGTTTGATCACCTCGACTCTGCCGAGGGCTGGCCTGCGATCTATGACCGGTCCTACCTGCAGGCAAATATCGCAGGCGGCGAAGGGTTTGAGTGGTTCTATGCCAGCGCCGCCGACCGCATTGCGCAGGTCCGCACGCCGATCACCGATGGGTCCGCGAGCAAGCCGTGGGTTTTCCGCACCAAGGATCTGCGCGCCTGGTGGTCGAACCCGCATTATAACCGCCCGGGTGGGGTGGAAAGCAGCACGCCGACGGCTTGGGTGCCGCAATCCAAGCCCATCTGGTTCACGGAACTCGGCTGTCCCGCCATCGACCGGGGCACCAATCAACCCAACGTCTTCTTCGATCCGAAGTCGTCCGAGAGTGTCACGCCGTATTTCTCACGAGGCTGGCGCGACGATACAATCCAGCGCGCATATCTCGAAGCAACATATCTCTGGTGGGGCGACGGCGCGAACAACCCGGTGTCATCGATCTACAGCGGCCGGATGGTGCATGTGCCGGAATGTGCCGCCTGGACTTGGGATGCGCGCCCCTATCCCTTCTTTCCTGAACTCACCGATGTCTGGGCCGATGGGCCGAACTGGCGGCTGGGGCACTGGCTGACAGGGCGGCTGGGGGCGGTGTCGCTGGCGGCGCTCGTGCGGCACCTCTGCCTGCGCGCTGGCATGCCTGCGGAGCGGATCAATGTTACCGGCCTCTGGGGTGCAGTCGAAGGCTACGCGATTGGTGCGCTGGAAAGCCCGCGCGCGTCCATCACCACGCTGTCGCGCCATTTCGGGTTCGACGCGGTCGAGACCGAGGGCTTGATCCGGTTTGTGATGCGCGGGCGCGCCGCCGTAGCCACCTTTGCGCCCGATGATCTGGTGGCCGCCCGTAAAGGCGATGTGCTGGAACTGACGCGCGGCCAGGAGACGGAATTGCCACAGGCCCTGAAATGGCAGGTGGCGCGCGCGGATGAGGATTATGACGCCGCCCTCGTCGAGGCGCGGCGCATCACCGTCGACACCACCCGGATCGCGTCGGAGAGTTTTCCCATGGCGGTGCCGCCCGAGGAGGCCGAGCGGCGCTGCCGTCGCGCGCTGATGGAGGCATGGACAGGCCGTGAAACGGCGGCGTTTCGTCTACCGCCCTCGCGGCTGGGTCTTGATCCAGCGGATGTCGTGACGCTGCAACACGACCGGCGGCAGATGGACCTGCGGCTCGTTTCCATTGCCGACGCCGAGTCACGCGGAATCGAGGCGGTGCGTCAGGACCGCGCGGCCTACGATATGCCGCCCGGATCGCCACGTCCGTCGTCGCTCCTGAGCCCCGTCGTGTTCGGCGCGCCTGAGGCGGTGTTGATGGACCTGCCGCAACTCACCGAAGACCAACCCGCCCATCGCCCGTTCGTCGCGGCCCATGCCATTCCCTGGCCGGGAGAGATGGCAGTGTTTCGCAGCCCATCGACGGACGGGTTCGAGCTGCTGACGACATTTGGCGGCCGCGCCCGGATCGGGACACTGGTCTCGGATTTCTATCCAGGCCCGACCTCACGCTTCGATCTCGGCAATGTGCTGGTGATCGATCTGCTCTCCGGCACGCTGGAAAGCGTCACCGACCTGACGCTGTTTGGCGGAGCCAATGCGCTCGCCATCGAGGCCGCGTCGGGTGTCTGGGAAATCGTTCAGGCCGGTGTGACAGACCTGATCGCGCCGGGTCGCTATCGCCTGACACGGCTGCTGCGTGGCCAGCGCGGCACGGAAGCAGCCGTGGCAAATCCGGCTCCCGCTGGCGCGCGGGTCGTGGTGCTGGACGCTGCGCTGGCGTCACTGCCAATCGCGGAGGCCGATCTCGGGCTGCCGTGGAACTGGCGCATCGGCCCGGCGGGGCGCCCGGCCAGTGACGAGACCTATGTTGCCATTCCCTTCACGCCCGAGGGCGCTGGGCTCCGGCCGTTCTCCGTCGCGCATGTCGAGCAGCCGTGGCGCAGGCCGCGCGCACCGGGCGATCTGACGATCCGCTGGGCACGGCGATCTCGCGCGCTTTCGGCCGACAGCTGGGGCGCGGTGGAAGTGCCGCTCATCGAGGAGATCGAAGCCTACGAAGTCGAGCTCCTCGACGGCGCAACGGTCAAGCGCACGCTGACAGCGACCGCGACCAGCGCGGTCTACACGGCCGCTCAGCAAACGGCCGATTGGGGCGCGCTGCTCGGGCCAGGTGACACGCTGACCATCCGTATCTTCCAGCTTTCCGCCCTGATTGGGCGGGGCGCGGCCAAGACCGTCACGCTCACCTTCTGAAGGCCAACCCATGTCTGACACCACGACCAACCTGCTGCTCCCTTACATCATGGCGGCGCAGGCCCAGAAGCATGTCACCCACAACGAAGCGCTGCGGCTGCTCGACGGGCTCGTGCAGCTCTCGGTTCTCGATCGCGATCTGACTGTGCCGCCCGGTTCGCCCGCCGATGGCGACAGGTATATCGTCGCCTCGGGTGCCACCGGCGACTGGGCGGGCTGGGACCTGAATGTGGCGCTGTTCACAGACGGTGCATGGCTGCGCCTGCCGCTCCGCGCGGGCTGGCGGGCATGGGTCGAAGACGAGAGCGTGCTGCTGGTCTATGACGGCTCGGACTGGATAGGCACCACGCCTGCATCCTTGCAGAATCTCGCGCTGCTGGGCGTGGGCACCACCGCAGATCCCACCAACCCGTTCTCAGCCAAGCTGAACGCCGCGCTCTGGACCGCGAAGACCACAGGTGAAGGCGGCACCGGCGATCTGTTCTACACGATGAACAAGGAGGCGGCGGGCGACGATCTCGGGCTGACTCTGCAGACCAGCTTTGTGACAAAGGCGCTGCTGGGGTTGTTCGGGTCTGACAAGTTCCGCCTCGCAGTCTCGCCCGACGGCAGCACGTTCTTCGACGGGCTCATCGTCGACAACATGAGCGGCATTGTCGATCAGCCGCAGCTGCCACGCTTCAAAGCCTATACCGACTATGACAACTATGTCGGCGTCGGGACCTGGACAAAGATCGCCCTCAACAATACCGATTACAATGATCAGGGCTGCTTTGATGCCGGAACAAACCGGTTCACTGCACCTGCCGACGGCACGTATCTCTTGGGCGCAACGCTGCTCTATAAGGTCAATTCCAGCACCTCGGCCCGGATGCGCGGGCGGCTGGTGCTGAACGGCAGCACGGAAATCCGTGGCTCCTTCGGCGAAAGCTCGGCCACCCACGTCTCGCTGGCCACCGCCATCTGGCTCCAGACTATGGTGCCGTTGAACGCAGGCGACACCGTAGAGTTGCAGGGGTATTTCCGGGCGCAGGATGGGTATTTCGCGGCCGAGCACACGTCCTTCTGGGGCGCGAAGATCGGCTGAGTGGCGCATGAGGATCGATCATCGAAGGACATCACCATGACAGAACGCAACTCCCTCGTGCAGGAGGTCGGCGCGGCCTTGCGCGACCACGGCATCACGGCCGCCATCACCGCGCTGATCGGTGGCATCATCGCCCTGCTGGCCGCCGTTTCGCGCAGGGCGTTCACCAATGACGCCATGCTGTCCCGGTTGGACCGCGAGCTTCTGGCCGAGCGCGACCGCGTCGACCGCCAGCGCGCCGAGGACCGCAAGGGCGACGCCGACCGGCTGGAGCGGATCGAGACCGACATCCGTGCCATGCGTGATCTGATGTTTGAGGCGTTTCAGCGCGGCCGTAGCGACTGACCGATACTCCCACCACGACGCCGACCCAACCGACCCGCCCCAGAGGCGGGTTTTGCATTCCTGGAGACCGACATGCCAACCACGACCTACGCCCATTTCAGCGACGTGCCCGAGAGCGCCTGGCGCTGGCCGAGCTTTTCGCCCGCCGAGATCGCCAGCCGCCGCGAAGGCGCGCTCAAGATCAACACGGAGGCCATGGACAAGCTGCAGACCCTGCGCAACCGGCTTGGCAAACCGCTGATCGTGCGCTCGGCCTATCGCAGCCCGGCCCACAACCGCGCCGTGGGCGGCGCGCCGCGCTCCAAGCACATGCTCGGGACCGCGTTCGATATCGCCATGTCGAACCATGACCCAGCCACGTTTGCCGAGGCGGCCCGCGCCGTGGGTTTTCTGGGTTTCGGCACCTATCCCCGCTCGGGGTTCATGCACATCGATCTCGGACCAGCCCGAAGCTGGGGCGAACCGTTCCCGGTTCGCACCACGCCCTTCGTAGCGGAGGTGCCGCCCGCACGTGAGGTCCTGGCCGAGAGCCGCACGCTGAAAGGCAGCGGGGCGGCCGGGGTGGCGACCGTTGGTGCCGCTGGTGTCGAGGTGGCACAGGACGTCCTCACTGAGACCCAATCCGCGATCCTGCCGCTGGTACCCTACCTCGACACCCTGCGCTGGGTGTTCATCGCCGTGGCACTTCTCGGCATTGCGGTCGCCATCCACGCCCGGATCGATGACTGGACGCGGGGGCAGCGGTGATGGCCGTTATCGCCACGATCCTCGCCAGCGGCCCGGCGCGCAAGGCGCTGGGCCTGCTTCTGGCCACCACCACCATCGCCCTGTTCCTGCTCAGCTTCCGCCGCGCCGGTGAGCGTACCGGGCGGCTGGCAGAACGCTTGCAAACATCGGAGACAACCCATGAAATTCAACGCCAGATGCTGGATGCCGCCAGCGGCCGTCCTGCTGATCGGAATGCTCTCGCTCAGCGGATGCGCGACGGCCAATTTTGACGCACGCGCGCCATGTCCGCCCGTTGTGCCCTACAGCGCCACCGACCAAGTGCGCGCCGCAGCCGAGGTGAGCGCGCTGCCACAGAGCGCGATTGTCGTGCGGATGCTGAGCGACTACGCCGTCTTGCGCGACCAGGCGAGGACGTGCAGCTGAAGATCCGGCCGGGTAGATGTCCCGCGAGCTTGATGAGTGAAGCGAGTGGATTGCCAGGTAGCTCTATTGCACACTGCTCAACGGAAAGCAGGTCAGCCTATTGTGGGACTGATCGTACCTGCCGTTACCAACTGTCGCTAATGTGAATTGGAGATTTGTTCGCCCCGAGGCGAAGCATCTCACTGCGAATGATTGCACCGGGCGAAAGGAAGCTGACATTGTTGGCGACCATCATCAGAACCTGCAATGCGGGACTTTCAGGATTTTTTCTTGCACAGCTGTTGCTCACGCATCATTTCTTCGCACCTGCCGCAAGTTTTTCGCTGCGACGCAAATGGTGTCGCCAAACCCGCCATTTAACTCTTTCATGAGGTGATGAATCTAGACTGTCATCTCTCTGGGTTCTGGCTGAACCGGAAAGGAGTGGACGAATCGGACGTTTGCAAGTGCAGAATGTCGAGAATGATGTCTGCCCACACGCGTGGCGACACAGTATTCTTATAGATCTCACACGCATACGGCAGGCATTTGATGTCGCGAAGCGAAGGGGATGCCGGACCCGAGGCATCACGACCAGACTGGCCGAAATTACCGGGCTGATGTCCTGATCTGGATCAGGACACGAACTGCACGCGTGATTTACCATTCAAGAAGAGACGACTGCATTGGGGAACATCTTGCGGCGGATCGTTGCGGGCCTCCCAGTGCTGCAGTCAACTGAGGTCTTCAAAGATTGAGGGAGCATGCGATCCGCTCGCCAGCAGCGCGTGGCGCTGTCTAGTTCGGCAGCGGGTCAGACCTCAGAAGGGAACAAAGATATGAAACACAGAGAAAAGACGTCCGGATCGCCGAAAATGACCAACGTTTCCGACTCTTAATAGAAAAAACCACCGCTAACTGATGTCGATCAGTGTGCCTTGCAGAATCTGGTACTACGAGCTCAGAATGGTCATCTGACTCTTTTTGTCGGATGAATGGAATGCAAAGCATAAATTGAAGAGGGAATCCTCATGATCCGCGCAGCCCTGCTTGCGATGACGCTTGCGACCCCGGCCATGGCCGAGGTGATGACCGTTCAAACGACGAAGTATGTTCCAGCCGCCATGGATGCGCTGGAGGCTGCGGTGCGAGAGGCCGGGGCAAAGGTCTATGCCCGGGTCGACTATGCTGCCGAGGCCAACAGGGTGGAGATGGAACTTGTCCCGGCCCAACTGCTGATCTTTGGCTTCCCGGTCGATGACACGGCCGCGATGCAGGACGACGTTCAGACGGGATTGATGCTGCCTCTGCGCGTGCTGGTCTATCATGGCCCCGATGGCGACACACAGATCGCCTATCAAGACGTGACCGATATGTTCGATGGCATGAGCATCAACGTTAGGGCGGACTACGTGAACGAAATGGAAGACACCTTGCGAATGCTGATCAACAAGGCCGTCGACTGAAGTCTTTAACTGACATTCCCCAAGTAGAATGCCCTCTGAAAACGCTGCGACGGGCCCTTCTATAGCCCGTGGCCCAAGGCATTTTGACAGGATCCGATTTCGGCCTTCTATGACGAGGCCATTTCAAGTCTGATCGATCCGAAGGAGCGACATTGGCTTGAGCGGGGCAGCAGCCGTTGAAAAAATTGAACTTCCGCTTCGGGCACTTCAGTAGAATTCGCCGCGCGCTGCATGAATGGCCGGTTCGTTAACGTACGATCCTGCCCCCTACCAGAGCAGACCTACTGGTGTCAGACTGGCGGTTCCGACGGGCCGCAACGCCCAATCATAAAATTGTAATGTCTGCTTGGACATTCATCCTATCGAGAAAGAGACGTGATGTGCTGGAGTGGTGAAGCGTCGGCTGTACTGGCCGTTGTAGGCATAGGGACAACTGCTTACGCAGCATACAAGAAGGAACCGGCACCGTTGTGGATGGCGCTGGGATATTTCTCGTCAATGGAGCTTTTGCAGGCCTTTACCTACTCGGTCATTGATGAATGTTCGCTGCCCTCAAATCAAATAGCCACCTTGCTCAGCTATCTGCACATCGTGTTCCAGCCCTTCTTCATAAATATGCTGTCCATGTACTTCATACCAAATTCCGTGCGCGCGAAAATTCAGTGGCCAGTTTATACAGTCTGTTTCATTTCGGCCATCATCATGCTTCTGCAGCTTTATCCGTTCGAGTGGGCAGGGTCATGTCCACTGGGAGAGGTCATGTGTGCTGAGCGAATGTGTTCAGTATCCGGAGACTGGCATATCGCCTGGGAAGTGCCGACGAACGGCATGCTGAACTTCATAACGGTCGATTCGTGGGCATCCTTCCTGACCGCGTATCCCAGTTATTTCGTCGCGGCATTTTTGATGCCCCTCCTCTACGGGTCTTGGCGGCTTACGGTGTACCACTTCCTAGTTGGCCCACGATTGGCCATGCTCCTGACCAGCAACCCCAATGAAGTGGCGGCAATCTGGTGCCTGCTATCCATAGGCATCCTGCTGCTTGTCGTAAAGACACCGATCAGGCAGTTCATGTTCGTGAAATCCTGGTGGTTATGGCCAAGACAAATCGTCCAAAGGCGAAGCGACGTATGATCAGCTCTTCTTTCACGGGGAGGACAAAGGCTGAGCTACCGCGCCCAGCAAGCGTTCGACCCCAAGGAAAAACTGCTCAAAACTATTAACGCGCCGACTAACCTGCGTCAGTGCGCGTGGACTGGGAAACCAGCAAGGTGCAGCTTGATCACCGATTCGCGTGGCGCATGCATTTGATAGAACTGACCTGACGCGGGCGACAAATATCTCTTCGTATCCGCCTTGACCGTGGACAATCACATCGCGCCCGGCTCGAAAAATTCGGGTCGGCGCGTTTTATTTGCGTGGCCAATACCGGGCCACGCACAGGAGTTACTATGCCAATACCCTCAACTACTACCAATCGTCTCTCCGCCATGCATAATTTCGGGACTGACCCCGGTTCGCTGAGTGCGGAAATCTATATTCCCGAGAACTTTCCGAAGAACGGTCCGCTTGTCGTCGTGCTGCATGGCAGCACTCAGTCGGCGGAAAGCTATGATCTCGGATCGGGGTGGTCTACTCTCGCCGACGAATGCGGGATGGCGCTCTTGTTTCCGGGGCAAAGACTGACCAACAACCTTCTTGGCAGCTTCAACTGGTTTGAGACCGGCGACAGCGAGCGCGGCGGCGGCGAGCCGCTGTCTATTCGTCAGATGATCAAGCAAGTCGTTGACGATCACTCTGTCGACCCCTCGCGCGTCTTCATCACGGGGATGTCTTCGGGCGGTGCCATGACATCTGTGATGCTTGCGACCTATCCGGAAGTGTTCGCGGGAGGGGCGATCATTGCAGGGCTGCCCTATCGCAGCGCGGACAACATGATGGAAGCGATCATTCGCATGAATGGATTTGGCAGCCCATCGGACAGCGCGCTTGACGCGTCGGTCCGTGAAGCCTCGGACTCCAAAGGCCCCTGGCCGACGAT